TGACATTAATATTAATTCCGTATTCTGCTGCCACTTACTCGACCCAATAAATTATCCCTATCTTACCTCCTTCTGGGTTTCATGGCTTGTTTTTTTTGCACTTGTTCTTTATATTTTTCTTCTTCCTCATTTTTTAACTCAAAAAAAGCAGCCCAAGATACTAATTCTTCTCTTGTAAGATTTTCAGTTAATTGTTTTAATGTCATTCCAAGTTCTTTTGCCAAGAAAAACATTAAGTACCAATCACGATTAGCTTTTTAATTCTGCTTTCGCTTCCTCCACTTTTAATTCATCTCCTGATGTCATCATCGCCATCTGAATGTCCTGTAAAACACCTGCATTAACTTCTCTTCTTAAAGAAGCTTTATGTCCATCTTGAAATAGTCTTTTACCATCTTTATCTAAAGCTTTTTCAATCATAAGGTTCAAGGCAAACTCATTACCATCATCACCTTTAGACTTAGCCATGATTGATTCCCTTTCAGCAATCGTTAATGGATTCCAATAAATTTCAAGTAATGTATCTTCTCCATCTTTTACTTCATACTTGTATTTTTGGCTAACACCAAATTTGTTTCTTAAAAGTTCAATCGCTTCCATGTGATTGTTATATAATATTTATATTATACTTATATTAGGCATTTGCTGTAAATTGGCAAGAAATAATTCCTATAAAATGACTTCTATCTTCTATTTGTAATACATTTGGGCCATTTATATCTGCAACTCTTGGAGTACAACTAAAAGTATCAGTGTAGTTACTTGCGTTAACAGAAGTTAAACCATCAATAACAGATTCACTTATAGCAGATACGACAGAAGTTCCATTATTCTTTGGAACATAAATATTACATTGAATTACACCAGCATAATAATCAGAGGAAGCACCCTGATTCTGCACAGTAGCCTGATTAAAATTTAAGGACATAACAATAAATTTTTTACTTTTTCCAGGTGTTGTAAATGGAACATTATCATTTATAACAGAAACAGTATTATCTGCTGCCACAACTGCATCTGTAACTGCTTTTTCAAAAGCTGCTCTTGCATTAACTAAAGTCATAATTAATCAGGTTCGATGTAACGTAAACCAGATCCAGGTTTGTTTCTACCAAAACCACCAGAAGGTTTAGCTCCTATAAATATCTTACCTTTTTCTCTCATATTATCTTTGATGATTGTACCTGCTTCTCCCTGTACAAAATTAGAAATTACAGGATTTTCAGAGGCATAACCAGCGTATTCAGCAGTATTTCCTATAAAAAGATTGGCATTTCTAAATTTGTAACTTGTACCAACAGGAAAACGAGGTTCAATAACAGGATCAGATGGTCTTGAACCTGCTGGTTTCCAACCTTCTCCACCAGTAGGTAAATCATGTGATTTTTTAATTGATGCCCAAGGCTCAAAATCTTCTCTTTTATCTGTCTGATCTATAGGATTTCTTCTAACTTTCCAACTAGAAGCTAAAAAACCAGTATAAACAGGACTACCAGAAGCAGAACTCAATCCATCATGTAAGTCTCTAATAGTTTGTGCGAAGTCAGCATCTAACTGTGCCATCGTATTGTTCATCACATTATCAGCACTAAATTCCTGTTCTCTTGGCATTAGAACCTCACAAATAATGTGAAGAGATAAGTCTGCCCACCTTGTTTGGTATCTATATCAGTAATCTGAGCAACTCTTGCAGATCCAGCATAAGTTAATGTAACTTCATCATCAAAACTAGGTTGATTGTCTCCTATTAAATCAGGTGTAATATAAATTTTTGCTTGTCTTATTTCTCTATTATCATCTTCAGTTGATTTGATAAATTCTATAGGAACTTTTATATCAGCAAATGTAGTATCGCTTGTCGTATATGCTCCAGTGCTTGTGTTATAACTTCCAGAAGCTTTTCTTGTATAAGTAATAGTCGAATCAAAAGAACTACCAAGATCCGCTACGACCTGTTTTGCAATCTGCTTAAATGCTGAATCTAACTGTCCTGCCATTATCCTCTAACCACTCTAAGCTGAAAACTACCAGCACCACCTAACATATAAGCTCCTAAATAACTTTGTAACCACGGATAAACATCTAAAATATTATTAACAGAACCAGTACCTTGACTGTCAGTATTATATTTAACCTGTATATCTCCTAATTTAACTTCACTAAAGTTTCCGTCTTTACCTGTAGTACCAGTGATCGCATCAGTATCATTTGCTAAAGCTCTTGCAAGTTCAAATTGTGCATATTTAATATTATTAGGAATAGCAGAACAAGCCAACTCAACTCCATCAACCTGATAATTAGTTCTAGGAAATTTAAGAGCCTGACTTTCATCACATCTATCTCCATAAAAAACTAAAGTATCTATCCATCTTGTCGCAGATATTAAAGCTCTTTTCTTTTGATCGTCTGTTTTATTAGTCCAAGTAGAAGAATCTGGTGACGTATCAAAATAATCATTAGATTCAGATAAAGTGACATAACTATTAGCAGTTTCACTTTTTAAAGTTGCATTTATGGTAGCTGCCACGATTAATAATTAATTTTAGTTTTATTGTAGCGTAAAGAAAAAACCCCACCAATATTTGGTGAGGTTTCGTTATGACCGAATAATATGATCTTAAATCAAATTAAGATTTAAGTCCATTATCAAGTGGTGTATTAACAAAGATTTCAACCATAGGAATCTGGTCAACATCATAAGTAACACCCCAATTAGAACCTGTACGAAGTGCAGCATTAGTTGGGTTATCAGCAGCATTAGACCACTTAGTACCCATAACGTGATAAGCACTATGGTAATCAACAGACATAACATCCTGCTTAGAAAGAATGTTTCTTTCTGCTTCAATATTTAGTTCTGACTGAACACCTTCAAGAATTGTTCCTGACTTCATTAAGTAGCAACGGAACTCCTGACGATTACCAGTAGTTGTTGGGTCATTGATGTTCACCTGTGAGTCGATGATAACTGTACAACCAGCAAATTGACCGATTGATCTGTCAGTTACACCAACACCACCACCACCCCAAGTTACTGCACCACTGGCAGCAAGAGCAGATGTTGAGAATGTAAGTAAACCTACCTGATATAAGTAGTAAGCAACAGATGGATGAACGATAAGAAGATCAAGCTCCTCACCTCTTTCTCCAATCTTGGAACGAGCTTCTGCGACAGTAGCAGCAGTAAGATAGTTTGCTTCAGCAGTAGAACCAGAACCACCTAATTGTTTCTCAAGACGATGGGAATTTAAAGCTGTATGGAATAAACCTGTAAGTGTTTCAAATAAACGAACAGAGTTTAATTTGTTGATAGCATCTGCAAGCTGATTTCTGATATGTCCCATAGGATCTTCACCAGCAGCTAATACAGCAACATCATCAACAGCGTAAGCAAAACCTCTATGACAGATAGTTGCAATCTGTGTATCAGTTCCAATTTTTTGTGGAGTTAGATGACCATTGGTGCTTGTACCCCATGAAGAAGTACCATCAATAATCTCTTCTGTTGGAGCTATTGGGTTAAATTCTGGAACTTGTATTCTTGTTCCGCCTGCTCTTGCATCAAGCAGAGCGTTACGAACAACAGCACCAGACTGTATAAATAGACTACGTTCTTTAATAGCTTGAGAAACGTAAGTACTAAAATTATTTCTCTTAACGATATCCGCTAGTAGGACACCGCCAGAATAATTCTGAAACGGAGCAGCCATTCAGATTTACCTTTAAAAAGTTTTTTGCGATACCCTAATCACAGATAAGGGGGTTAATTCCACAGAAATTAACTATTTTGTTTGAGCCTCTTGCTTGAGCACTGCTGCAAGCTGTGGGTCTTGTTCTGATAGTAGCATTTGTTGAGTTATATTGCCTGTTTTCCACGGATTTGATGTACCACCACCTGTATTTGCTATTGGACTAGGCTTTGCACCCATTCCAGCAGCAGAACTTGGTTTGAAATGATGTTCCCAACCGCTACCTGGATTCTTAAGACTTGTGAGATAACTTGTAAGATCCTGTTCAACACCACCGTTCAAAATAACAACTTTACCTTCTTGATTTTTTTGTAACTTATTTTGTAATAAAGATAAAGTCTGCTCTGCATTTATAGCACCAAGATTACTTATGGCTGCAAGTGCAGTAGTTTTTGTAGAAGCAACTTCATTTGAAGTTTTCATATCTTCTAACTGCTGAGATAACGTCATTATTTTCTGTTCTTTTTCCTGATTTGTTTTATTTGCTTCTTCCCAAAGAGTTTTCCATTGACCTTGATCCTCTAACTCTTGTTTCCTTTGTTGATCTTTTTGTTTATAAACATCATCTAATTTACTTTTAATACCTTGAAACTTTTCTTGTGCTTCCGCAGCTTCTTTACGAGCAGCAGCTATTTGAGCTTCATATTCTTTTTTTAAAGAATCAAGATTTGGAGCAGCAGGTTGTGTTGGTTGTGAAGGAGTTTCAGCCACGGGCTGTTCAGCAGAAGTCACGGACTCAGGCTGAATTACTGTTTCTTCAATCATAATTAATTTTCAATAGTAGAGGTTTTAGGAGTTGGCTTTTTCTTAGGAGTCTTTTTCTTTGACTCTGTTTTAGTTTCAACTTGAGAAACTGTAGCACTAGAACCAGAGCCATTACCCATCCTTTCAGATAAGTTAGGCTCTACAAGTTCCCATTTATAAGTTCCGTCAGGCTGTAGAACTTTATCTAAGGATTTCGCCATAATTAAGTATGTACTTGTCTATCAGTTTACCAAACTATTCTGATTTGGCCTCATTAGCACTTGGAAGGACTTCACCCTGTACTAAAATATCTCTAAACTCTTCTCTATCAATAACTTGTTGATCGAACAAAGAAGTTAATGCTGTAATATCCTGACCTATTAACCTTTCAATATCAAAGTCTCTACTAATCTTTACTTCTGGTGGTTCAATACCAACATACTCCGCAGATAAATTAAATGCTTTTTGAAGTTTTTGCTCTAATTCCATAGAAACCATAGCAAGCATAGAATTAGTATCAACTCGATCTAATCTTCTTGCATCAGCAGATTCCGCTACAAATTTCTGTTGAGACAAAGTACTGATACCTAAAGTTGCCATCTGCATCTGTAATTCTCTTATCTCAGCAGATTGAGCATCAAAAGCACTACTCGCTGGTTCTACATAGTAAATTTTATTTCCAGGCTGTGTTGCCATCGCATAATTAACAGAAATAGCAAGATCTTTTGTCTGATCGTCATATCCTTCCATAACAAGCATTGGTTGTGATGCAACGTGCAAACTATGAATAAGATCGGCCTGTCTTTGAAAATGTGCAAGATTAAGATATGCAATATCAAGTAAAGGTGGTTTACTAACTAGATTCTCCGTCTTACCAGAATAAATAGTGACAAGAGGTATTTCACCAAGAGAAAAACTCCCTGATTCAGCTAATTTATAATCTTCACCTGTCGTTCCAGTATCAAACTCTCCAGCATAAGAACTATCATCAATGTCATACATCGCATCAACTTGATCTGTCTTACGAAACACTCTATATCTACCTGGTTCTATAACCCTTACTTGATCGAATACCTTCTCACCAAAATCACCATCTGGTAATACTGCCTTTTCACCTAGTCTAACCTGTATCAAATTACCATAATTAGATTCTCTATCTAATCTCCAACCAAATAGATTATTAGGATCTACTTCTATCCAATATGGCCTACGATTTTGCTCACGTTCTTCTGCAAGACTAACCGCACCAGAAGGAGCAGGATAATCAACTAGGATATGACTCTGACCATAAGTTAATGAACACATCAATATTCTTCTCGCATATTCATCTAAATCTGACTTACAACCATCAACATCCATTTTGAACATTTCTGTCCAGTATGGATCACCTGTTAATGCTATTGGTTTACGAAGAACTAAACCTGTTGCTGCTCTTATTAATCTCTGTGTAAAAGGACTAAATACTGCTCTATTTACTCTTGCCATGTAAGCAGTGAAATCTTCTCTTGGTTCTAATGGCAAAAAAGCTTCGCTATTTTCTCTTAGATATTCTGTACCTTCAGTAACAGCCTTCATTATTTCCCATCCTTTCATCATATCTAAAACAGCCCTTGTCTTAGTAAAAGGACTATCTATACCACCTATAGATGTAGATGTCTGAATTTTTGTTCTAATATCACCAGGAATTGAATAAGTCATTGATTAGCACCTCCATCTTTTTAATGCTTTATTTATTCTGCTATCAGGGTCATTTTTCTTTTTAATATTGGTCATTTTTCTTTTCATACCTTCCATCCTAGAACAAAAACTTTTTCTTCTTCTTTTTTCCGATTCAGTTAAACCACTTTTTTTAGTTACTGGTGCTTGTAAATTACTTCCTGTAGCTCTGTTATATTTTCTGCGTCCTTTAGCAGTCAGTCCACCTTTCCTAGACTTTTCACCTCTTCCTAAAGTTAAACTGACTCCTTTCTTTCGTGGCATTATCTTCCTACCTTTGCCTTCGCTTTTTTATGAGCTTCTGTAAATGAATCTCCTGCTCTCATACGTCTTTTCATAAATTCCATGTGCTTATCGCTATGGTGTTCTGAATGTTCTTTCAGTTTGTTTTTTTGACGAGTAGTTAATTTCATTTCTTTTTCCTCTTTTTTTTCTTGGAACGTAATTTTTTAAGATCAGCAGCCGTGATCTTATCTCTCGGTGGAGCAACCGCAGCAAGCTTGCGTTGCTTCTTTGAGTAGGACTTTAAAGGCATTATGCAGCGTTGGTGATAGCACCAGAAGAAATAAAGCTGACACTTACAGTTTCAAGATCACCTGTTGTTGCAGATAAGCTTGTTCCTGTAACAATTCCACTAAAACTTACTTTTTTACTTCCAGATGTATCTAAAAATAATTCAAATTGTGCATCACCAGCATCTTCTGTAGTTAAAACATCTGCTAATAAATTTGCAGTTTCATTACTACTAGCTGCTGTATATAAGAAATCAACAGTGCCAGAAGCAGAAATTAAGCCACCAACAAAACTTCTTGATGTTGCTCCATGAGCAGTAACATCTAAAGTGTCCTTTGTTGTATCTAATGTCCAGCCAGTTGTAGAAACCACTGCTTCTGTTGTACCAGAAGAGTTCTTAAATTTAACAGAACCTTCCTCTCCACGAAAAAATGCCATAATCCTAAGAAAAAAGAGTATTTAAAATTATTTTAACTTGTAGTTGACTTTTTTACAGTATCTTTACTGTTATTCCTCATATATTGTTCACATCTGGGGTCCCAGAGAGCAGGATTACGCTTTCCTTTCACTTTTTCGATAATATCGAGCATTTCTGGTGTCACTTCAGTCATTTTTACTCCTTTTAGTAGTTTTTTTACGCCTATGTTGATAGGTTATCTTCTTTTTACCAGTTTTTTCACGTTTAAACCTCTCTTTCTCACTTTTCGTCATTTCTCCTACAGTCTTAGGTGTCTTACTTGATACACGTTTACTAGGACGACAGGCGGGATAACCACGTTTTTCACCTTTAGAGCGACCACAAGGCTTACCAGTTTTAACATCAACCCAATTCTCTTCAAACCAACGTGTCAAACCACCTTTGGCTCTTGGATTAGGCTTACTTTTTCTTCTTTGTGGCACTTTTCTTTCTCTCCACTCTATAAGTACCGCCACGCTTTTTATATTCTCGGACTAACCAAGCATTAGCGTAGGCAGAAGGATAAACAGCAAACTTACGTTTGGCTTCAGCTTTTACTCTAGCGTAAAGTGCTTTATTAACAGGTACATTCACTTCTCTTCTTACCTCCCTTTTTCTTCTTTTTCTTTTTCTTTTTAGTTGTTGACATTCCGTAATGGTAAGGCATAAGCAAAAAGTCTCTTAATATATTCTAAACGCAGTCTGCCCTAATGTCTCTGGTTTCGCCAAGTTAAATTGTTGCAGACAAAGATAACCAAAAGCATCAAAAGCATGATCCACTCCCAGATTCTTATTGGGTAAACCAGTATTAGGTGCATAAGTTAAAGTTCTAAGTGCTTTTATCAATTCTTTACAACGAGGATGAATTAGTGTCCTCCTATCGCCATTAGCGTCATACAAAGCAGTATTGACAGCAGTGATCTTATCTCTGATCTTCCAGGGGCTTCTAGGGCTCATAACGGTAAAACCAGACCTTCTAAGTATCGTATGATCCGTTACACCAACTCCAGAGGTCTTTCTTGCACTTCCAGTAGGGTCTGGACAAGCAATAATTCTACGGTCAACTCCATATCTTCTCGTAACTTCTTCAGCGAAATCCCATGTGGTAGCACCACCCGTTAACATAATTTCATCAAAAACATACAAAGTGTCGTTATGTTTAACAGCACAGATACCTGCCATAGGGTCAACATTAAAATCCAATCCAATTAACAAAGGAAGCATATGTAAATCTGCTACTTCCTTATCAATATTGTCATCAGCAAAACTTACAGCAACTAATCCTGTTAAATTCTCAAAACTAGCTTCAAATTCCTGTCTGAATGTCCTCGCATCTAATTGACCCCTAGCTGCTTCAACCTCCTCTTTCGCTACATTACCCCCCTCAATAGTCGTAAAACTCCATCTTTGCCAATCTTTCCATTCCTCCTCTCCGCAATAACACCACATATCATAAAACCAACTCGCTGTTCCATCTGGCGTACTAATAAACAGTGCCCATCCTTGTTTATCAGCTAACGCAGGTCTTATTACTTCAGCCCAAACATCTCTATCCATAAATGCTGCTTCATCCAATACAACACCAGCTAAACTTCTTCCTCTCAATGCCATCGCATTTTCTGTTCCCTTCAATTCAATAGTTGATCCATTAATCAATTCCAGCCTTAAATCTGTTTCATTCTTACTTTGAATCCATACCTTTGGTGTCAACCTCTTCAATTCCTTCCATGCAATATCCTTTGCCATCCGATATGTAGGAGCACAATAAAAATAAACCTCTCCAGGTCGTTCAATAGCTCCTCTCAACAGTTCTATACAAGATAAATAACTTTTTCCAAATCTTCTACCCGCAACCAGTACCCTAAATCTTTTCTTTGAATTAAATACCTCCCCCTGAGCATACCTTAAACTAATCTCTTCTCGTTTTTTTCCACTTACAACCATATAATTAATAAAAAATTCAATAACTACCCTACTTTATAGCCTATTTCACTACTTTTAAGTTATCATTCAACTAAATACTACTAAGATCAAGTCCGTGGCTTCCTCTACTTTTCCTGAAAACATATTAAATAATCCTCTCGCTAATCCTGCTAAAAAAAGAACTCGCTCCACAATTTCAGATGTCCTAAAACGCTCTCAACGTCTATACGCTCGCCAACTTGAAGGTAAAACTACTCGCCAATTAGTAATAGAACACTCCTCAATAGAAAATATTTCCGAAACTACCGCCTGGCATGATTGGGATAGAGTTAAAGTTTGGAATAACGAAGATTGGGAAAAAGATAGAGAAGCTCTACTTCCTCGTTTACAAGCTATGAGAATACGTCTATTTAACAAAGCAGTTAAAAAAGGTCAACTTCAAACCGCAGCACAAATTCTCGATAGTCTTGGAAAAGTTATAGGTGAATCTGTTGAAACAGTTAATATTCAAGCTCCAGAACTATCTATAAAAGTTGAACCAAAAAATTAGTCAAAATATATTTAAGTTCCTCGCCTTGCCCTGTAAAAAAATTTTTTTTGAACTTGTACCCCATAAAAGTCCATAAAAGCCCTTAGAAGTCCATACAAAGCCCATACAGAACATAGAAATTTAAAGAAGTTAAAACAAATAACACTAGGTATAAAATTTAGACTCGCAATATTAAAAAATAATTTATTTGTACTTTTTGTTATCTTTGTTTACTAATTTATGCTATATTAATTATAGTTGAGTATTTCAAATTACCGTTTTTGGTTCTTTTGTTTTTACATCTGGACTAACAACAATAAAAATTTTAGGAACACTTAACTTAATCTAAACAAAAACTACTAACTTTCCAATGAACTCATTCAACTTATTTCCCACTAGCGATAAACAAACGCTAGATACTGAACAACTTAAAATTAATTTTGCTTTCGGTTCTTATAGTTCATTCTTAGATATTTCTAACGAATCTAAAGAATTACATATCAGATTAGATAACAAACAAATCAAGAAAGATATTGTATCTAGTTTTCAAATGCTATCTAGTACTTATTCAACAGATAAAGAATATTTAACTGAAGTATTCAAAGTTATTGTTAATAAGATCGAAGAATCAAAAGACGACAGTTTAAAAGATGAACTAGCAGCATATCTAGTTAATAACCTTAATACAAGTGAGGTTAAGTGATGACTAACAAAATTAAACAGCATCAAATAAAAGTAACTTTGCCTGCTGGTCTTTATGACCAGTATCGGCAGTTAGTTTTAGAAACAACTTCAGAAATTAATCTCTCACAATTTACAAGAATGTTAATTCGTAAAGCAGTAAATCAAGAACAATCTAATACAAAAGATTTACAACTTTTAAGAAGTAGAGGCTTAACATTTTCAGAAATTGGTCAGATTTACAATATAAGTAGACAGGCAGTTCAAAAGAGGTTAAAAGACTAATGAAATTTATTTTATTTCCTTACATAGTTCTAATAATTTTATTATGACTACTTTTATTATCTGGGCGTGTGTAACCACGCTCATTTATATTTTTTTAAAAAACACTATCAACCATTATTAAATTAAAATCATGTTAAACGTTTTATTAATTGCAAACGAGTGCGGAGATTATGGCCACATAGCTGCGACCATATCAAAAAAAGAGTTAGTTGATTTTGTGGAGACTAAAGGTTATGAAGCCTGCGAATTTCAGAACCAAGACTATTCAAAAGATGACACTGTTGAGAGTCTAAGGAAAGAGTGTGGATACTTCACACTTAAGACGTTACCAGATGCAGAGGAGACAATAGGATATGGGACTTATTAATTATCAGGATAAAATCTCCGGAGAAAATTATTTTTCCGGAGAACTTTTCCGGAGAAAATACTTTATACTGGAGACTTACAAAAACTTGCACCTAACCTTTTTTTAATGTAAAAATTTAAAAATTTTTCTCCAAAAATTTTTTCAAAAAAATTAAAAAAATTTTAAATAATAAAAAAATAAACTGAATGGCAAATTGAATGGATTTTTTAAACTGAATGTAAAAATAATATGTGAATGTCTAATAAATACATTACTTTAACGTCATTTTGATATATAATTAAAGAGCATTAACAAACTTTCCAAAATGCCAACACTTAAAGAAAAAAAGGACACTATGTATCAAAATATTTTTGAACATGGTCAAAATTTAAAAAGAGTTTTCAACTTAGATTCATCTATTGATGAAATAAAACTTTGTAAGGCATTATTTAAAATTGAAAATCTAGCTCATAGATTAGCAACTGATTTTTGTAATGGTTCTTTACTAAGTGAAGAAGAAGAAACAAAAGTAATTGATGAAATTTTAAATAAAGTAGATAAACTTTTAAATTTTAAAAGTCAAAAGATACCAGTATTTTTTAATGGTGATTGTAGAGGATTTACCTTAAAAATTGATGATGATTATATGAGAAAAAACAAAATTTATCCTTTTTATAGTGACTGGGGTGGATTTGGAATAATTGCACCTAGTTTCAGAGAGTCTTAAAAATAAGACTCTTTTTTTATTAATTTAACAATACTTGCGTTATTTCATTCTTATACCTATAATAACTTACATAAACATACCAGTTTAATGACACTTTCCAAAAAGACTAAGCCCATGAATGGGTTAATTTATCAATCAATAATGGGTGAATACCTTATTGATCCTAATGAATGTTTAGAAAATTTAAATATTCAAAAAGCTATAAGCATGAATGATGAAGTAATGCTTAGAAAAATCCTTGAATGTGAGTATTAATTATGAATTGGACTTTAAAAGAAAAATCTAAGTACTGGAATAAAGCCTATCAAGAATATTCCCTTGAGAGTGGTTTATCTCTTAAAGACTTAAGTAATTGGATTAAGATTAATCCTTTTGTAGCTGTAGCTATAGAAGATAGAGCTATTGAATTTTTAAATCAAAAAAATTAAACAAATGAATAACATTACAATTACAAAAACTGAATTTAATACAGTTACAGAATTTATTTTTACTTTTGAGCAAAGTGAAAATCATTTGATATGTCCAGTGCAAAAAACATCAACATTGAATGTTAAACATTCTATTGATGCAAGTGAAAAGGACATTATTAAAAATATGGTTAGAACTGCAATTAATGATCTAACTAAAGAAGAACAAATGAATCTGGTAAAGATTTCAAGTTGTAGTTTTTACTTTAGTGAATATCCAAAATATATAAAAAGTAAATTACAAACTGCATTTACTTGGTTTAATAGTAAATGGTATTTTCATGTAGATCAAAGAACTGATATTGAGAATGAAATTATAAAAGAAAATCCTGTAATAGCTAGAAATATATATAGGTTTGTAGGTTAATTATGGAACAAATAAATCTACAAAAAATAGCATTAGTTGAGACTTTTGTTAATTTCTATTTATCTAAAAGTAAAGTTTTAGACGAACGTTTGAAATCAGATATTGTCTGGTTCGCTACTGGTTTAAAAATGAGTGAATTTGAAGCCTGTAAAGCCGTAGCTGAAGATTTATATATTAAGGAGG